AGTTCGAGTCTCTCCGTCCGCACCATTATTATTAAATAAATCATATAGTTATCACATACAGGGACAGCGGCGGGACAATCTGCTAAAACCTACCCTAACAACAATCTCCCCATACAAGTTATTTCCATCAACGCAAGCCGCCTAACCATTAGGCGGCTTTCTGCTATTTTAATAACCAATCAAATACACTAAGTCTGCATATAATTACCACCCCAAGAAATACAATCCCATTATTCATTAATGGGATTTTTTTATGCTTGAAATCGTGCCGGTAAAAATATCCGAACATTTCGACGAAACGCGCAAGCTGTCAGCGTTACATTGGCGCGAGACAGAATCGGAATTTTCCAACAGGCCACCTGAACTAGACATCCAAACCTATCAAACACTGGAGTCGCAGAACCTAATTATAGCTTTTGCCGCCGTGTCAGACGGCGAGATTGTCGGATATGTTTCAGGCTTCCTATCTCGCCATCCGCATTACGACCAATTAATCGCGCAACACGATCTGCTTTTCATCCACCCATCCCATCGCAAAGGTCGAGCAGGACTGAAGCTGATGCGCGAATTTGAAGCGACCGCAAAATCAGCAGGCGCAAAAAAAGTCCTATATCACGCAAAGCCGAACAGCAATTTTGCCAAGTTGCTGGAGCGGCTTCAGTTCCAGCAAGAAGAAATCATATTTCAGAAAGGTTTGTAATATGCCAGCAGCTATACCAATCGCCACGCTCATTGTCAGCGCGGCAGGCGTCGGTGCCTCGATTTATCAGGGAAACAAACAAGATGCGGCAAACCGCAATTCGGCAAATCAGGCAAAAGAAAATGCCAAAAAAGCTCAAGCGCAGGCTGATATTGACACCAACCGCGCCAATCAAAAACAAACTGACGCGAAATCTATTTTAAGTCAGCAGCAGCAAGACGCAGCAGGTTCAGGTTCAACCATGCTCACAGGCGTGGGAGGTATTGACCCAAACAGCTTGAAACTTGGTAAGCAAACATTACTGGGCGCTTAAAAATGGAAGACCAACGCAGAAATATTTACCGCCGATGGGAATCTTTAAAGACAGAGCGTTCGTCTTGGATGGACCATTGGCGGGAAATCTCGGAAAACATATTACCGAGAAATGGGCGATTCCTTGATGGCGATTCCAATAGCGGCGGGAAGAAGCACAACAAGATTTACGACAACACCCCAATCCGTGCATTAGATATTTTGTCTGCCGGACTAATGGGCGGTCTCACGTCGCCGTCCCGCCCATGGTTCAAATTAGCCATGCACGATGACGAGATGAACCAGTTCCATGAAGTCAAAGAATGGCTGGCGAAAGTCGAAAATATGATGTTGTCGGTATTCCAGCGAAGCAATATATACGGTTCACTTCATTCCATGTATCAGGAACTTGCGGCGTTTGGAACGGCGGCCTGCATTATCTTGCCGGACTATCAAGACGTAATCAGATGCTACCCGCTGACAATCGGCGAATATGCGGTTGCGACAAACTGGCGCGGGGAAGTTGACACAATTTACCGTGAGTTTGAAAAAAGCGTTGTCGAAACAGTTGAAGAATTTGGCATTGAGAACGTCAGCGAATCGACGCGAAATATGTATGAAAACAAAAAGTACGACCAAAAAGTCAAAATCATTCATGCAATCGAACCGCGCCGAGAACGAGACCTGAATCGAAAAGACTCGAAAAATATGCCGTACAAGTCGGTATATCTTGAAGTTGGCGCAGAGGATGGAAAGGTTCTTCGTGAATCCGGCTTCCTGCAATTCCCCGCAGTCTGCCCAAGATGGGATATCAGCGACAACAACGTTTATGGCAACAGCCCAGCCATGACCGCATTGGGCGATGTCAAACAGTTGCAATTCAATCAGCGTATGAAATTGCGTGGGATTGATTATGCCGTCAACCCGCCAATCATTGCGCCGACGAGCATGAAAGGGCAGTCGGCGGGTTTCTTGCCGGGTGGAATCCTTTACCACAACGGCGATGAACAAGGCGAGTCGGTACGTTCGGCGTTCAATGTCAATTTGGATTTAAACCCGCTGCTTGCCGATATCAACGACGTTCGACAACGGATTCAATCCGCTTTTTATGCTGACCTGTTTTTGATGGTGTCCCAGCAATCTCAAAATATGACAGCCACAGAGGTTGCGGAGCGGCATGAAGAAAAGATGTTGATGTTAGGCCCTGTACTGGAACGCCTGCAAAACGAACTTATCGACCCGCTCATTGAAATTACTTTCAACGCAATGGTTAATGCCGGCGTTTTACCGCCACCACCTGACGCCATTGCCGACCAAGATATCAATGTTGTTTTGGTTTCTATCTTGGCGCAGGCGCAGCGAGCCATAGGCGTGAACAGCATAGACCGATTTGTCGGGGCGATTGCGTCCGTTGCTCAAATCAAACCTGAAGTTTTGGACAATCTGAATGGCGATAAGTGGGCGGAGATATACGCCGATTCGCTAGGCATTGACCCGCGCATACTGACAAATCCAGATGACGTATCTGCAATGCGAGAGCAACGCGCACAACAGCAGGCGGCAGCAAGTCAGTTACAACAGGCAGAGCAGGGCGCAAACATCGCGCAAGCCTTAGCACAGGCGCAAGGGTTATCAGAATAAGCCCTGCATATAATCGGGAGCAGAATATATAAAATGAATCACGTTGATTTTGACGAACTGGAAGCCAAGAAAAAAAATGACGAGTTGCTACTCAGGCAACAAAGTGAAGATTTTGAATGGCTGATGTCAGAGAAGCGCGGGCGACGTATTATCCGAAACCTACTTGAAGAAGCTGGCGTATGGCGTTCTACATTTAGCGAGACGCCGACCATAGCTGCATTTAAAGAGGGGCGGAGGAATATGGGGTTGAGACTACTCAATCTTATCGAGCATACACCGCATTTTCATTTAATTTTAAGCAAGGAAAGTGACAATGAGCGTTGAAGAAAATCAAGGCGAAGTAAACAACGAAACACCGGGCGCAGAGCCGCAAAACCAACCTGAAGAAACTTTACTTGGTTCAGCAGGCAATCAGACCGACGCACCGCCTGCCGGCAACGAAGAGAATCCTCAAGGCGACACAGGAAGCCAAGAAGGCAAAGCGTCAGAAGTTCCCGAAAAGTACGACTTCAAAGCCCCCGATGGTATGGAGTACGACCAAGAAACCATCGATATTTACGCCGAGGCCGCCAAAGAGGCGGGATTGTCTCAAGAAAAGGCTGACATCATCTTGGGCAAAATTGCCCCGCATTTGGCGCAACAACAAATCAAAGCCGTTGAAAAAGCAAGCGCAGAATGGGTTGCAGCCTCTCGCGCAGACGCTGAATTTGGCGGCGACAAACTGAATGAAAACATGGCGGTTGCTGCAAAGGCAATGGAAAAGTTCGCTACACCTGAACTGAAAACATTGCTGAACGAAAGCCGACTAGGGAACAACCCCGAAGTTATCCGCCTGTTCTACCGTGTCGGCAAAGCCATCTCCGAAGATGGTTTCGTATCGGCAACAGGCGCGCCGCAAAACAGCGACGCCCGCGCACTTTTCCCAAACACCAAAAATCTTAATCCATAAGAAAGGAAGTTAAAACATGGCAACCTTGAACTCACGCCATCCTACACTCGCAGACGTTACCGCCCGCTTGGGTCAAGACGGCAAAATCATTCACAACATCGTCGAGATTCTCTCCGAGAAGCATGACGAACTGGAAGATATGGTCGTCGTAGAAGCCAACGGCGTTACCGAACATACTACTACCGTTCGCGGCGGCTTGCCCGATACCGCATGGCGTCGTCTGTATAAAGGTATCCCAAACAGCAAATCAACTGTCGTTTCTGTAAAAGATTCGATGGGCGAACTGGGCGCGCGCGCTTTGGTCGATGAAAAATTACTCAATCTGAATGGCAATTCTGCCCAGTGGCTGATGTCCGAAGAATCCCCGTTCATCGAATCAATGGGCCAAAAAATGGCTGATACATTGTGGTATGAAGACGGCAACATCAATCCTGAACGTTTCATGGGTTTCGCGCCGCGCTTCTCAAACAAGTCTGCCGAAAATGGCCGCAACATCATCGACGCCGGCGGCGAGGGTGCAGACAACGCCTCTATTTGGCTGGTTGTATGGGGTGTTGATACCGTCCATTGCATTTACCCGAAAGGCTCAAAAGCAGGCTTGCAAAAGAAAGACATGGGTATCGTTACCGTCAATGACGACGAAGGCAACCGCTACGAAGCCCACGAAAGCAAATACGTTTGGGAAAACGGCTTGTGCGTCCGTGACTGGCGTTACGTTGTCCGCATTGCGAACATCGACGTCAAAAAACTGGATAAAACACTGAAAACCGGTCCTAACCTGCCTGAATTGATGGTTGATGCCTTGGAGCTTGTTCCGAACCTGAAAGGCCGCCCTGCGTTCTACATGAACCGCACATTGCGTCGTATGTTGCGCGCTCAAATTGCAGCAAGCGCAAACCACACTATTACCCAGCGCGAAGTTGGCGGCAAGTTGGTAACTCATTTCGGCGACGGCGAGGGCGTACCGGTTCGCGTTACCGATTCACTGTTGTCCACTGAAGCCCGCGTGAAATAAGGAGCGACAAATGATTATTGATTCTTTATTGGAACTGTCCATCAAACAAGCCGTAACCACGTCTGCCGCCTCAACCAACGTTGTTGATTTTGGTTTGAAAAACCCGAATCTTGGCAATGGTCCATCTCCGTTGTACGCCGTATTTACCGTTCCTGAAGCATTTACAGGCGGCTCGCTGACTATCGCCCTGCAAGATTCCGAAAACAACACGAACTTCGCGAACGTCATTACCGGTGTCACCATTGCGGCAGCCGACCTAAAAGCGGGCGCGCAATACGTCCTGCCTTTGCCGATAAAACACCGCCGATATATCCGTGCCTATTACGCTGTCACAGGTTCAATGACAGCAGGCAAAATCAACGCAGCAATCGTCAGCGGCTTGCAAAACAACGAGCCGATGCCCGAATCTCGTAAAGTATGGAGCGGCAAACAATGAAAGTGGTAGCTATTAAACGAGGCTTTTACGGCCAAATCCGAGAAGAGGGTGACACTTTTGAAGTGGAAGATGGCCTGACTGCATCATGGTTTAGCCCTCTCGGACAAGAAGAGCAGATTCAAGAGCCGACAGGCGGAAAATACGACAATCTGACAAAAGAGTAGCTTCAAGCCCTCTTGGATGAACGTGGTATTGACTATCATGGCAACGCAGGCGAAGACACCCTGAAAGCCTTATTGGAATCCAGCGACGAAGCATAAAGAAACGGAACAAGGGCGGGAAACCGCCCTTTTTTAATGGATGAAAAAAAATGTCTTCAGTAATCGATATTTGCAATTTGGCATTAAGCCATATCGGGCAGGTAGCAGACGTATCAAGCATAGACCCGCCCGAAAACTCAATCGAGGCGGAGTATTGCGCCCGATTCTATCCGATAGC